ACCATGACGTGGAGATTTTTGTATATGATAACCGAGTTTTACAAGTTGATCAAAAAGATCCTGGCGACCAATTCGTGAAAGTGTCACCATCCACTCGCCGCGCGGATAAGGTCCATTATAAAAACGTGATAATTGCCACACCCATTCAGAACGCATCGTTTTTAATAGTGATCGAAGATCACGCATAACCATCTCTTGACGCAAAAAATATAATATCTCATCAGGCGTAATCAAATCTGAAGCATCATCATACATGCTAACATTTAACTCAAATATAGCTTTGATATGAAGAATACATTCGAGTTGTTGATGGTCGAAGTTATTTGTAATTGCCCTTAAGCCAATGATATCCTTTAAGCTAATGATCGCTTGTGACATCTCAATAAACCACTGTAGCTGTGTTTCAAGAAATTCAGCATCAATAAGCTTAAATTTCAAAGGCCCCGTCAATTGTGCATGCCATGTAACAAGTATAATATCATCTTCAATAAGCTCAAGTTGAACATTCGCACGATGAAGAATTTCATTAGTTGCGATTCGATGCATCAGCTCGATATATTTCTCTGATTCGAATAATGCCTTAAGTTTCATGTTAGCATACCATGTTTTTGCATCCATTGAATGGTGTCATTAAGCATATCATCGAGCTTACGGGCCTCAAACAAAGGATCGAGTTTTAATAATTTTTGTATCTCATCAGGCGGTACCGTATTATCCCCCTCGCCCTCACTTATAAGTCCAATGACTTGGCGTGTAAGCTCGGGTTTTCCGCCTGTAAGCAGTGCAATGAGCTCTTGCGCACAGGCTAAGATGTATAACAGCCAACGTGGTGCAATTATTCGAGGTGGTTTTGCATTAACTAAGGTCGCAGATGTTATGAATAACTCGTGCCAGCTTGCATATATGCCCGGAATTACATAGCGTGTATCCTTAGCATCAACAGCCTTTACATGAATACGAGCCACATCCCGAGCATCACAAAATGTAATTTGCCCAGGCAATGAAAATGGATATGTGCCGGCAGCAACGTGTTGTATAATTTTAGCGTAATTATTAAAATCATAACGACCAATAATAATTACAGGTTGAATTATAACAGCGGCTAAACCAACAGCTTGTAGGTTTTGAACAATAATCTCAGCTTGTCGTTTTGTACGAACATAGGAATTTTTAATAGCCGATGTTTGACTCATAGACATATGAGCGTATTCGAGGGTTGCCGCTGTTGATGTAAAAATTAATTTCTTGTGAAGCAGTAAACAGGCTTTTGCAATATGCGTTGTTACTATCACATTGTCAAGATATTGAAGTTCCTCATCTCGCCACCAATGTGACGTGTTTGCCGCACAATGAAATACAACATCAACAGCTTCAATGATCGATGTAAGCTCATCATCATTAGTTAGCTCAAGTTGTACAATTGTCGGGGCTCGAACCAAATGATTAAAGCGTGTTATATCCGACGACGCTCTTACACCAGCTACAACCTGCCAGCCGGCAAGTAATAGCTGTTCGATTACATTCATCCCAACGCATCCTGTCCCACCTGTAACAAAAGCTTTCATGCTTTCTCCAATGTTTTAAGAATCCGTTCAAGCTCATGATCTAGCAGGCCATGTCTAGCTAAAAACTCAGAAAATTCAAATATATTTCGCCAATATGATATATTAAGCTTACCAATACGTGCTTGCTTAGCAAATTCAGGTGCAAAGCTGCTATAGCCAAGCTGTCTCACATCAAGCACGAGCATTGCTGTTACAAGTTGGCTATTACTTACAATTGCATTTAAGCTTTTAACATACATAAGCTTATATTGCCTGACATATGCTAGTATCTCATCATCTGTTGGTTGCCAAACAGCAAGGGGGCAAATCATATCATCAATTACAAAATTATCAGTTATCCCGGCTATTAATTCAAGTTGCGAACCCGATAAACCCGAGATACACCATTTAATGTTTAATGATTCCGCCAATTGCTGTGCTAGCTCAAAGATCTTTGAACCATCTATATAATCAATGGTTGCATAGCAACCCTGAGAGCTAGGATGTATCAGCGCATCCCGTAATGCTTCCTTAAAGGTAGCCTGTTGATTATTAATGACAAAAAAATCTGTCTCAGTAAGTGTCGCTACGTGTTGTGCATTGGCAAGAGCCCATGTGCTGCTATAGCCGTTTTCAACAAATACACTAAGAATGCGAAGCCTGGGATAAGTTTTACGTATACGATGTAATGTGTAACAACTATCCTTCCCACCGCTTAAAAACAATACAGCATCATATCGAAAGCCGTGCATATTTTCAATAACATCTGTTAAACACTTATCGGTTATGGGCACGTGTGTTTTAGGTTGATATGATGCACAGTCGGAACATATATCGGATACGAGGGGTGTATGTTGAACCGGAATTAGGCATTTAGGACAACGCTTTGGATGATGCACAAATATACGTAATACCGGCCAAAGATACTTAGCTAAGAATTCAATTAACCGTGTCATAAACATATTTAGGACATAAAATGAAAAAGGGACCCGAAGGTCCCTTTTAAGCCAAACGTATCAATTATACGAATGTGAGGTTGTTTACAACGATACGACCATAGTAGTCAGATGACTGACCAAGCGAGGTCGATGTTGAGGTAAAGCTAGCCTTACCGTAGCGAGTCAATACAGCCAGTTGATGGTTGTATGTGCTAGGATCAGTAATCGTAGCGGTCGTCATCAACGGAACGTACGGGCTATAGAAGTAACCGGCATCGGCTTCACCGTTACCGCCCTTATAACCGATCAGGACTAGGTTGCTCGAAGCTGTTGCACCAAGTGGTACAGCGGCCGCGGCTGCTGTAGGACCAAATGAAGCATCAAACAGCATTGTGTAAACCTTGATTTGACCGTTAAGGGTACCGACCAACTTGGTGTTGTTAGGACCTTCGAACGAACCTGAAACAGCGGGAGCAAAAACCGACTTTGCTGCGGATTGCAGAGCTGATACGACTGTGGGATTCACAACAGCCCAGTTAGCCATGCCGCGACGTGTCTTAGCACCGATATCGTTAGCAACCTTATTAATCAGGCCACCGAGCACCGCGTGGCGATCGCCAACATAGTGAGGGGTACCTGTGAAAGCGCCGGCCATGTCAAACAGCTCAACCGTACCTGAAAGGGTGATCAGGTCAGTAATGATTTCCTGGTCAATTTCATGAACGATTTCAGCCGACAATGCCTGTGTAACTTCAGCCTCAAGATCAAGACCGAACTGTGAGCTCAGATCTTGCATGGCTTCCATTGACCACTTGGCTTGCAATGTACGTGTCTTAGCCTCAACCGATTGGCGGAGGATCTGTAGACCCATACCACGACGTGACGCAAACGATTCCATGTCGATAACATCGCCACCGTTACCTGACAGCGGCGTTGAGGCCTGGCTGAAGGCACCTGCGGGTGTGTAAGGACCACCAACGTTAACACCTACCGCGTTGTACAGACCACCCGACGCGGCCGGTGAAACACCACCCGAGTAGAAGCGACGCATACGACCGGCGAACGGTGCCGTTGATGATGTATTGCCAAAGGCCTCATCACCTGCGTTGATTGTTGAACCAGCTTCCGTACCGGCTGCGCTATTCATATAGGTGTAGCGCATTGAATAGATCAGGCCTGTAGGACCGGTCAATGGTTGTACACCGACCAATTCTGTTGCGATCGTGCCAGGAATAACACGGCGGATCATAGGCATCATGATCTTCTGGAAGTTTGCGAAGTTGCCGGTTGACACAGTGTCAGCGGCCGCAGTTTCCATCAGGTACTTGCGTTGGTTTTCGAGCGCGAGCTCAACGATACGAGTCTTGGAGGGAGTAACACCTTCCAGCAGGGCCTTCTTGGTCTCGGCCCATGCCTTGGTTTCTTTAAGAAATTGCATGTTGTTTACCTTAAGTATGGGTTGTATTAAACCAAGCCAGCCAGCTGGCGCAGGCGCGTAAGACCTGATACCGACTCATTGACTTGTTCTGTTTGCTCTTGTTGAGCTTCATTACCGGTGATAATACGAGCTGCACGTGTAGCTTGCTTATCCTCGACGATGACCGGGGCAGCCTGTGTGCCGGCTTCCTTTAGGATACGACCCAGGTAAACTGAGTACGACTCTTCAAGTTTTTCCGTCTTAACACTGGCTAGGATCAGGCGCATCTGCTCACGAGTGGTACCACTCAGCGGCTTCAACAGCTCATCCATCTTTGCTTGACGTGATTCCTCAAGACGTGATTTCTCCATGGAGACAATCCGTTTTTGGGCATCAGCCAGCTTATCTTGGGCCTCAGCAAGCTCACGTTCAACCTTCGAGGTATCCTCGCGATGAAGTTTCTTGTACTCGGCGCCAAAGGCCTCGAGCATTTTCTTGCCAACGTTGAGACGCTTAACCTCAGCAATCTCATCCCGTAATTCTTCAAATTCAGCGTCAACGCGTTGCTCGAGGAACATGTCAAGCTTGTCAACAAGCTCATCCATATCCTGGCCAAAGCGAATGGCTAGTTGTTCTTTTTCTTCAATCAGCTTTTCGGCAAGCTCGACCTCAAGGTCGCGGAATTGCTCAATATCATGATGCAATTCATTGAACTCTTTGGTAACTTGTTCTTCCAGCATGGCATCTAGTGCATCAACAAGCTCCTCACGGGCCTTCACGAATTCTTCAGTTAGACGTGTGCTAACCTCTGTTTCGATACGGGTCTGTTCGGCAACCAGCTTAGCCTGAAAGGCCTCGGCGATTTGTTGCTTGACCTCAGCACTAAGCACCTCTGATTCGAGCAGCGGCTTCAGGATCTCATCCATTATGTTTGTGCCTCATCAATAGTGTTAGGTTGATTTCGAACCAGATAAACCTATACCTGGTTACGGTGCAACAAAAATCGTTGCATGAATCTATATAATGTTATGTTTCAAAAATCATGATTATTTTGTATCAGATTATGAATAAAGCTTACGGCATCTGTATGTCTATCAAACATATGCCATTTTTGGGCATTAATGTCTAATATTTTTAATATGCGATTAGCAAAATCGATATGTATTTCGACTTCAATCTCATCAAAACTCATAAAATGATTATCAAATATATGATAGTTTAAGCGTTCAGAAGCAAAAGACTCACGATATTCTTCACCAAAAGCTGTTAAGATTGTTAGAGAAATACGCTTCTCGTCAATTTTGTTAACACCGTTCCAAGTCATGGTCGCAAAAATATATGTATCATTGACATCACGAAAAACATGAAGGTCATACCAAATATGTTTCTCATCACGATCATCAATTGTAAAACTTAGGTTAAAACCTGCAAACTCAGCACATACAGCTTGTTTTTCTAAACTATTAAATGTTCCTGAGATTATCTCAGCATCACCTAATAGGTTATTAATGCGGATATAAAGCTCGAGGATCCGTGCATGATCATCATGTTCATCCTCAATTAACGTTCTAAGGTTCATAGATCTGTCAACGCGATCTTTTCATTTAGATAAGGTATCAATGTATCAAAAGATTTAGTCAATAAATTATCTAAGATATCATCCTCAATTGCTACTAATCTGCGTTGATGCTCATCATAGATAAGCCTGGCTAATGGATATAGTGCGCCCTCATGCTTAAACTTAATGGCTAATACAGCCTTATCATTGGTATATACCATTGCGCTTCGCAAGATCGAAATTTCATGTCTTAGCACGTCCATAACATATTCATAAACGGTATACCTAAGCTCATTGATAGACATAATCGTCGTGTTATCAAAGCCATTAATATATTTGTCATGAAATTCATTGTCGTGATGTCTAAATTGAACCTCGCGAGCATATGTTTGTATCATCACCGTAAAGGTACATTTAATAGCTGATATACGACAGATGAGATAATTTTCATGAAAATTATCTTGTCGCGCTTGTTCAATCTCAGCATGATCAACATAGTTAACCATAAAATGAAGGAGCTCGATAATAAAATCATCGAGCTCCTCAGGTGTTTTACGATCTCCTAGTTGAAGCGCTATAGCCTCAAATAGCTTATCGAGTTTCACATTATGCTGCCTTATCGTCCTTGGGCTCAACCGCTAGCTTAGATTCAACCTTAACATCATCCTTAAGTTTCACCGTCTTCTTTTTAATGGGAAGCAAAGGGTCGCCGGTAAGTTCATTGAGCTTGTTTTCCCAAGCGATCACAGCATCGATATTTGTCTTATCGATAGCATCTAGCTCATCAGCAAGGCTATGACATTGTGCAATACATGCCTGTGCGCTGATAGACTTGCGCAACGTGATACGCTTAAGCCAGTTATGTCCGCCGACTAGGAAAAGATTATCGTATCCTGAACGTGTAATATCTGTTTTCATATTATTTACATGCGTGAAGAGCGGCCTTTACCGCATCTTGCCATTCATTGCTATTCTGTGATTTAAGCCATTCAACCATGCTATCGAGCGCTCCCGGATTATCCTCGAGGAATTCATCTAATGATCGATAGCCGATCGCACCCACAAGCTTCGTGAACTTACGAATGCCGCTCGGGCCTTCAAAGCTATAAAGACGTTCTTGATCACAATACTTATCAATCAATGTATCTAGATCGCAATCATCGCAATCATCGCAATCATCATCGTGACCTTGATTTTCAGCAACGATATCCTTTTTTGCGTAAAATACCGGGGGTGTTGCAGCATCAGTGTCATCGATGATAAAAAGCATCGAATCGCGCTTGTAGATCTTGCGCTTCATATACTTGCCAGCTGATGTAAATCCGGCATCACGAAGACGCTTAATAAACATTTGTCCGTCTGTTTCATCGGAAGCATTAGCGGTAATGCCTAAGTGCTTAAGTAGAAACTTAAACTTAGCATGGGAAGCATCGATACGGAAAACGGTCAGTCGATCGAGTGCTTTAACACCAAATTTGGCGTATACGCTTTTAGCCTCCATTGACAAAACATGATCCTCAGAATCAGCAGCCATATATGCATCATTAGCTTTTTTATAAACAAATGCCAATGACGCGGTGGATACGGTTACATCATCTGTCGGTAAAGCTTCATTCTTTTTAGGAATAAGCTTATCCTTAGGTGGTACCTTGGCTTCGCGAAGCCAAACGAGTTCGGTGAATAATTTCATTTTTAGGTCTTCTTGTGCTCTAGCACACCTTCGTGTTTTAATTTGTTAATCATGTCGCATGATTTACTTTAAGCTGTTTAACCAGGCTGTGATTTCTTTTTGTAGGTATTTCTGAGCGGCCTTATCATGGATAACAGCATCAGCGAGTGTCATGATTTTCTTTGAACCAAGCGATTCCATTACATGTAACGGAAATGCCTCTTGGGCTGAAGGCTGTGCAACAACATCCACCGTCATTAGATTAAAATCAGATACGCGCCCCTCGGTGACATTACCTGAGCCACGCGATGATACGCCTAAACGCCCACCGGCCTCGAGAATAGCCTTAACAATCTGGCCTTTAGGATGATTTTCAATGATACGGGCCTTACCGATGGCATTATTTCCATCCATCCGCATCTCTGTAATAATATGAGACACATTATTCAGGTCAATGCTAAGATTATCAGGATGGTTTAATTCACCATAAACTGTTTCACCACGCTTAATGCGATCATTCATTGAACGTACCGCGTTCGTCATCTCTGTTAGGTTGTACACTCGTCCATTACCATTTACAACCTCAGCCTGCATGAAAATACCGGAGAGGTAAGAATGTTTCCGGCCGGCTGTCTCAGCTTGTTCAAAGAACATCTGAGCATGTGCACCATCGATACGTTCAATAAGAAGTTGTTGCATAATAGAAAATCCAATTGATATTATTTACACCTACATGCTTGTTGAGCATCAAAGATTTTGCCTTTATGACATCATATACATTGTCGCTAAATATCGGTTCCCTAGTTCATGTATGCATGATATATCAGTAATGATTGATTCACCCAGCTCGAATTTTCCCTTAATTACATTAAGGGCATACTGATAAGTGCTCTCAGCTGATTGCAAGGCCGTCAGCATCTTATCAACAACACATCATCGACCAGTTCTACATCACAGGACAGGGCACGTTATACTCACCGACATAGGCCCGTAAGCTCGAGCAATTGCGCAAGCTTATCCTCAATCTCATCCTCGAGTTTCATAGCGCGGTGGTAGGAATACCGCCTAATTTTGTGGCCTTGAATAACGTGTTTAGCTTATCAGGGGTGGGCATTAGCAAGATTTTACCGGCTACAAGCTCCTCATCGGCATCGATAATATTGTTGTACATTAAAAGCATCCAGGCTTTTTGCGGATTACCATAAAAGGCGGTCATGAGCCTATCAAGACGACCGACATATCTATCCTCGAGCACATATACAATATCAGATGTATCATAATAAACATCATTTCGCTCCCACCATTCAATGAAACGGGTAGATACCTCGGTGACGCCACCGAGAACATAACGACCATTGGTCTTATTTTGGGTTGAATCTTTCATTAACCTGTCACCGGCGGAGGGTTAGGAAGATCCGTAGATCTTCCAAATATCTGTGTCACGTTTGTCGATGCGGTGGTCGCTGAGACCGTTTCGGTCACGGTCTTAGCCGCCGAACTAAGGGCAACATTGGCACCTGATACAAAGATATTTGATAAAACCGGGGGGAGATTACCTGTAATAGCCTTGACCGCCGGCGACGACATCAATTTATTTCCCGCAGTTCGCGCCAATACACCGGCAAGATAACCGGGTATTGTTGTCTTTTTCTGGGCTAATATATTCATCGCAGGTGTTGCACCCCCGGCCGGAATCTTAGTTTGAAGCGCATCGACACGTCCCTCACCTAACCAAGAAAGTGTAAAGCTAAAGCTTGTGTCCTGGGGTGGTCGCTCGCCATTAATGATAACCTGTTGGACCGCCTCCTTTTCCTTATCATTAACCTTTGTCTGCCAGAGCATATTTGTAACATCTTCAGCGGAATAGGCTTCTTCAAAGGAAAGTGTAACCTGTAACATGATAGGCATTGCGGGCACCTTCAGCTTTGCATCCTCGGCGCTAGGATAGATGTAATCAACATCGTTACCAAAAGACCAATCATATGACCTTAGTACAACCCGTTTAC